GGACAAGCACGCAGGCAATGGGGTTTTCATACGGCGTCAAGCCGTGCGGAAGCCGCAGGAAGCTATAAAGGAGGTGAAAAGCCATGTTGACAACAGACGCAATCAATGATTTCAAAGATTTCATTGACAATATCATTGCCTATGCAAAAGTAACCGTCAACGGCGTTTCTGAAAAAAAGGTGATACACCGCCGGGAACGTCTGAAAGACGGCAGGGTTGCTGTATATGTACAGATTACCCCGCAGGTAAGCGGAACAGCCACGGTGCAGAGGGTACAGCTTTACAACAAGAACAACAAATTGTGGGCTGACAAGGCGGTAAATATTCCGCTGAACAATGTACAAGAGGGCGTTTTGTACCGCTTTACTTTTGATTTTACAGAAAAGGAGGTGTAAAGATGTACGAACAGAAATTATGGCAGGACCATGTAACAGAGTTTGAAGACCGCTACACGGAAAGCAGAAATGATGATGGAACTATCACACACACACCAGTTGAGGGGGAAATCATTCAGCAGGGCACACCGCAGAACGCAACCAACTTCAACCACATGGAAAACGGTATTTCCAATGCAACAGAAACGGCAGCGCTTATGGCGCTTTCTACAATCCACCACCAGCAGGCAATAGCTGACTTGCAGGGAGAAACAGCAACGGTGACTTTGAAGAATACGCAGCAGTACCCGTTCAACAATTCTACACAGTCAGTTGCGCTGAAGACTGAAAGAAACCACATGGACTACACCGTGGAAACAGAAATAGTGGACTACACGGGCGGTTTTCCGGGCGACATTGTTATTACAGAAAAGTTGCTGAATGGTTTTAAGATGGCACACACAGGAAGCGCAAAAAGCGTGACCGTAAAAGTTTATGTGAAAGGTGGGTTTTACTAATGGCAGGTGTGATTATTAAGACAGAGGAACGCAGACAGCACGAAGAAGCGGTTATGCGTTCTTTTGGCGTGCAGGGCAGCGGGACAGCAGCACAGAGAGAAGCAGCGGAGGTTATCGCAGCCAGAAGCAGCGAGGTAGTAAGAAACCAGAATGGAGGTAGAAAGCATTATGGCTACTAATAAAATCAATGTAGTTGAAAAAACACCGGGCACACATATTGAATATGCACTGTCTGGCGGTAAAAAAATCACGTTCGGTGATGATGAATTAACAATCAATCTTGCCAGCCGTGAAAGAGATTTTGAAGTGTCACTGGACATTTGCATTGACGAAGAAGACGGCGTGGTGATTGGCACCGGAGGACGTGCGCAGAAGTACGCTGCGCAGATTGTTATTCCTGCCAGACGCTATGATGTTATCGAAGACGGAGAGGACGAAAACGGAGAACCGAAAGAAATTCCAGTGCCTATCCCATTTGATATGTCGCTTTGCACACTTATTCTTTGGGGATTGGAGGTATAAAGAATTATGTCTAATTTTGATGATTTAGCAATGGCGGTTGCTTCCTTTGGGGGCAACAATGCAGTAAAGTTTGATGATTTGGGTATGCCGTCAATTATGGTGGGTATTCCCAAAATGAAGTATTCCGACATTATCACCGGAGGAACACAGGAAACATTGCCGTGGTGGATTGTGGACGGAGTAGAAAAAGAAGTTATCTGGGTATCGAAGTATATTAACGTCGTGGTCAACGACCGTGCATACTCACTGCCAATGAAAGACCCTAAAGCATACATTGACTTTGACACGGCGCTTGCAGTATGCCGCAGAAAGGGTGAGGGCTGGCACCTTAACCAGAACGGCGTATTTGCTGCAATCAACCTTTGGTGTATGAAAAACGGCTTCACACCCCGTGGAAACACAAACTGGGACAGAAGCTATGAAAAGGGATATGAAAAGGGTATCAACACATACATTGACGGTTCACACGGCGGCGGCAGAACCGCAACTGGTTCTGGTCCGGTAACTTGGAACCATGACGGCAGCCCGGCTGGAATTGCCGACCTTTGCGGCAACTGCTGGGAGTGGGTATCTGGTATGCGCATTGTAGATGGTGAAATTCAGATTATCCCATACGGAAACGCCATGAAGTCTGACTGCAACATGGGTGCAAAAAGTACAGAGTGGAAAGCAATTAAGCCGGACGGCACACTTGTAGCACCGGGAACGGTTGGAACATTAAAGATTGACAGAACCAGTGCGAGTGACGCAACGCTGCGTATCAACACAAGTGTCACAACACAGACGACGGACAGCAACGACACAAGCGTACCATTTAAAGATACAAAGGCAGTAAGCGGCGTAACCGTTCCGCAGATTTTGATTGCGTCCGGTTTATATCCAGACGCAGGACAGACAACGCCGGGCAGATTTTGGGCAAGAAATAACGGCGAAAGACTGCCTTTCCGGGGTTCGAGTTTCCCCTTCACTTCCTACGGTGGCGCTGGTGCGCTGTCCGTGAACTACGCCCGTTCTGGCGTCGGCAACTTTGTTTCGTTCCGTTCCGCTTTAGTTGAATAACTGGAAACTGGGAACTGATACACTGCGGGGCTTACGGCAGTAAGCCCCATACTACAAAATATAACAAAGGTGGTTTAGAAAATGCCGGAAAACAAAACAGAAGAAAGACCGCCACAGCTGGACAATGTGCGAGATAACGCCACACAGGAAGACTTCAAAATGAAAAATAAAGTCTGGGAAATGCTGGAATACGCAGGACCACAGCTTGAAGAGTTTCCCAGAGCGAAAAGAGGACTTGCACAGAAGATAGACGGAACAATGCTGGATATTTTAGAGTTGGTCATAATGCTTGAAAATAAGCATTATAAAAAGACAACGCTTGGAGAACTGGACACGAAAGTTGACGTGCTGCGGCATTTGATAAGACTTGCAGCAAGCACAAAGTATACCAGAAGCGCAAAACCGTGTCTGCCAATGAAGAAATATGAAATGATGGCAAGATACATCAATGAAATAGGCTGCATGGTGGGCGGCTATTATAAATCACTAAACGGCAGCACTTCCGGGAATGGGAGTGCTGCAAAATAAGACTGGTAAAAGGCAGGGTAACACCTGCT